TATTTTCAATAAATAATAATAAGATATTCAATAGAAATTTATCTAATTCATTAATATTATTTTCATCATATCTTTTATCAATAGAAGTGTCAATAGAAATAATATTATTATTACATTTTAAATTGATATTATAATAAATATCCTCAATAAATTTATATTGTTCTAAATCACTTTTAATATTACAATAATAATTAACATTATTTTTTGTATAGGTTTCTTTAACATTTATTTCTAAATTAATCTTATCAAATAAATCTTGAAGAGGTAATAGTAATAATGGTGGAAATTCAATATTACGAAGATTAGTCAATTTATAATTACTTCTTTTAAAAATTCTTATATTCTCCTTTTTATAAATTTTACTATATTCATATTCATCAAATATAACTTTAGAATAGTCATCACTTAAAATAAAATTATAAAAATCATCATTAGTCATAAAATCAATATAATTATTAAATAAATATATATTATTTATATCTAAATTAACTTGTTTCATTATGTGGTTTATACATAACAACAGAATAAGAATGTACATTTAAATTGAATAGATTCTTATTGACTCTATCATTATTTTTTAACCATATTCTTATAATATGATAATTTTTCTTTGGACTTACTGATAATCCATTAATATTCATTGATGTTATATCTGTTTTTCCCATTGTTTCACCTAAAATTAATGATGCTATTTCAAATAATTTATCATTAAAATCTTGTTTATTAACTTTGAATGATAAACAACCTCCATTTTTATTATTTTCATCTTCCCATCTTGGCATTATATGTTCCCTCATTATAAAAAACATTCCCCTTTGCCATAAATCTTCAAATGCCTTATAAATATTCGTAAAATCCTCTACACTACTTATAGTAGTTATGAATTTATAACTACTTGTATCCCAATTCATATCATACGGGTCGTGAAAATATAAAGACCAAATATCATTAATATAAGTAGGAGAGGATGAAGACATATATTATAATTAAATAATTATTTTTAAATATAAGAAAAATAATTATAAATTATTTATATAAATGGATAATAAAGATACTATAGAAGTTAATGAAGAAGTTCTAAATAAAATTATTAAACTAGAAAATAAATATTTAGAAATGAAAAAAGAATTTAAGGAAATTAAAGAAAGATTTGCTAAATTAGAAAAAACTAAAGTAATATTCTAAACAAATTTTATAGTATTCTTATAAATAATGAATTTTTTTTTAAATATTTGTTTGTGTGATTAAAAATGCCTCAAGAAGTGAATATTGAAAGCTTACGCAATGCTAATCGCATTTTTCTCCTTACTTCAGTGATTCTACTGTTATTATTTCTTAAATTAGGAATAATTACATTATTTATATTTATGTCAATGATAGAACCATCTATGACATTAACTTTTATAATGTATTTATTTAGATTTCTTGGAGTAGTAATAGTTCCTACTATATCTATTTTAGGTACTGTTACAATATTAGATTCGTTGAATGTGATTGAATATCTTCTTAACTTACTTCTATAAGTTGATATAAGGGAAATGACAAAATTAATTTTTTGTCATTATAATATTTTTGTATTATTTTTATAGTATTCTTATTAAAAATGAATTAGTTCTTTAAATATTTATTTGTGTGATTAAAGATGCCACTAGAAGTGAATATTGAAAGCTTACGCAATGCCAATCGCATTTTCCTCTTTATTTCAGTGATTCTGCTGTTAATATTCCTGAGTTTTGGAATACTTGCATTAACTATTTTGATGTCATTGACAAATCAGTCTATGATATTAACTTTGACTATGTATTTATTCAAGATTCTTAGAATAGTTATAATATCTAATATGCATTTATTAGGTATTTTAACAGTAATGGATTACTTAGGTATGTCTCCTTAACTTATGAGTGAAGTTGATATAAGGGAAATGGCAAAATTAATTTTTGTCATTTATAAAAAAATGACCTGAAGACTTACACATTTACATTAATTTTTTTAATTTCAATGATTTTTATTTAGGATTCTCAAAGTATTTATAGATTCTATTATAATTATGAGTGATATAAGGAAAATTGCAAAAATTATTTTTGTATTAATTTTATAGTATTTTTATAAAAAATGAATACTTATTTTAAATATTTGTTTGTGTGATTAAATGCCGCCAACAATGATTGATGCTTATTTCTGCGATGCTGCCGAATATTATGAGAATTCTCAAGATGCCGATTACCATTTCACTCGTGATAATGGATATAGGTTCTTCTTGATACGAGAGTATGCTGAATGGTTATATACCATAAATGAATGCATTCGTATCTGGGAGTAGGATAGAAGTTGGGAAAATGGCAAAATTAATTTTTTGTCATTTATAAAAAATGATTTGGATAATATTTCATTATATGATTAAAAATGCTTCTTCATCCATCTATAATTGAACTGGTTAATATGGTGTCAATTATATTTATGTTATTGATATATTATGTTATTCTGTTTTTTATGGAGTTTGCGGTAATAGTATTATCTTATTTGCAAATATTATTTCAAACAAACTTCAAAATTATTTTGATTTTAGATTTTATTATTATTATGCAGTTTGTTATAATAATAACATAGTTTTAATTTCTATATGAATGTAATTAACTCAAATAGCAATTTTTGTTTATTTTTAATAATAAAATGAATAAAAAATGATTTAGTTTATTTATTTGAGATTATAACAAGAAATGCCATTTGAGTTAATTATATTATTTTCATCAATGATTTTATATTCTATGAAATGTCATAGATTAAATTCATATAAAATAAATTATGAAAAATCGTATAATTTAGATAGGATAGTAATATGTAATTAAAAAATGATTTTTTGATTTTTGTAATTAATTTTTATAAATGTTATTTAGAGTAATAATAGCAACATTAATATTATTAGATATTATTTTATTAGGAGGAATATTATTTATATCATCAATTCCTAATAAAAATAATAAACAAACTAATTTTGAGATATATATTTATTTCTTGACAATTAATATAAATTTGGCGTTATTATGTTTATTTATATTGAAAAGAAATAATAAGAAAAATGAGAAAAAACAGGAATTATCAATAATAATAGATAATACAAATAATATTAATTATATCAATGATAAGATAGATGAATTTATAGAAAATCATTCAATATTTCAGGACAAGGTTATAATGATTAATCATTTAAGAAAAGATATGATAGTGATTAAGAGAAAAGAATTATATAAAAATTTAAAACTCAAATTAAAATGCAGGGATGAAATAACGGAAGAGATAGTTAAAGATGAATTATTATTATTACGAAATGATTTAGATAATTATAAAGATGAATTAGGGAGAAAAATAAATAATTTATTAGAACTTCATAATATAAAAATATTTATGATAAATTTAAATAATTAGGATTATAAAGATATGGATGAAATTACTTCACCGATTGGAGATTTTGAAAATAATATTTTTTCATCTTTCAATAATTTTAAAAATGAATAATCATCAACTTCTCTTGCTTGTGCTTTCATAGTTAGATATTTATCAGGATTAATATTTATAAATTTTTCCCATAATTCTTTTTGAATTTTTTTAATATTAGAAGGTACATTAATTTTATCTTTTAAAATTCCAGAATATACATTACCATTACCATCCATATTATCTTTAACTAATAAATTATTAATAAATTCTTTTTTACTTTCTAACTTTAAATTTTTATGACATAAACATACATTAATTTTATAATAATCATTGAGAAAAGCATATGGTGCGTGTAATTTACTTGATTTAACATTTCCAAAATCCCAAATCATCCATAAAATGCCAATATTTTCAATATAATAATTTTCATCATTAATTTTATAATGAAAACATCCACCTTTTTTAATTTTATAATAAATGAAATTACCCCAATGTGTATCATTATGCAAATAACCTAAATTATGTAAAATAAATATAGACATAAATATTTGTTCGTAAATATTTTTCCATATATCTTCATTATGTTCTTCATTATTCATAAAAGTTTTTAAATCACCAATAGCACGTTCATATAAAATGATTGAATAATTTTTATTTATTTTTTTAGCATCTCTTAAAATAGTAGGATATGCTGGTTCTCTAATTATTTTATCACATATTGAATCAAAATAATATAATGGTAAATGTATTATTTTATATTTAATAGCATATTTAGACAAAGCTTTAAAAATAGTTAATTCATTTTGAGCTTCTTTTGATTGTAATTGAATTTTAACAACAAATTTAGGTATTGATTTATATTTATCATTAATATTCATTGCTTTATAAATAATACCAAATACACTAGGAGAACCTATTTGTTGATATAATTTAATATCTTTTGTTAAAAGATAATTATTATTTTCAGATGTTAAAGTAATACAATTTTTAGATTTAAATTCAATCGTTTCTAAATATTTAGAAATTTTTTTATAATCATTAAATTTATTAAAAATAATTGTATTATCTTTTGATGATGATGATGATGAAACAGACCTAAATTTAACCTCTTTTTTCTCTTTCTTTATATCAGTCTTTATATCCTTTTGTTTATGTTCTTTCCTTATATCAGTCTTTATATCAGTCTTTATATCAGTCTTTAAATCATCAGTGATACTATAACAGAATTCATTAAATTTTCTGTATATTTTTTTATCAGTAGAATTTAAATTATCAGTAGATTTTATTTTATATGTATTACAAAAATCATTAAAAATAGAATAACTATCTGTTTTTTTATTAGAACATAATTTTTTAATTTTATTATATAAGGGTGCGTTTTCTTTAATAGGTCTAAGTGTTTTTGGATTTACTAATTTATTTTTATTCCAGGATTTGCATTCATCAGTAGTGTATATATTATTCATTATCTAATAATAATATATTAAATAATTGTTGAATAAATTATTTTTCCAATAGGAAGTTTTGAAAATAATAAATCTTCATCTTTTAACAATTTTATAAATGTATTACTATTCATATTACCTTTTGCACATTCCTTAATAATACTTTTACTATTTGATGATTCATTAATAAATTTTTGCCATAATTCATATTGAAGATTTTTAATATTTGATGGTAATGTTATTTTATCATCTAATTTTCCTGATATTTTATCATCCTTACCTAATGGATTATTAGTATCAATTAAAAATATAGGGTTATGTTCTAATTCCATATTTCTATGACATAATTCAATATTTGTTTTATAATAATCCTGTAAAAATAAATATTTAACTGATGTGTCTATTTTTTCGCATTTTTCATAATCCCATATCATCCATATTATTCCCAAATTTTTAATATAATAATCCTCATCACCTATTCTATAATGAAAACATCCTTCTTTTTCTATGACGCGAAATAAAAAATTAGATTTATTAATATTATTATGAATATATCCCATATAATGAAGCATACATATTGACATATATAATTGTTCGTAAATATTTTTCCACATATTTTTATCTATACTAAAATCATCAATAAAGGATGATAAATCTCCATCTGCATTTTCAAAAAATAATAATGAATAATATTTATAATATTTTTTAGCAGTATTTAAAAGTTTTGGATATTCTGCTTTTCTAATAATCTCATTGCATATTGTATAATTATAATATAATGGTATATGTCTAATATTCTTTTTAACAGCATTTAATGATAATTTTTTAAATAAATCTATAGTATTATTTGTTTCTTCTTGTTGTAATGTTATTTTAATCAAAAAATGTTTTATAAATTTATTTTTTTTCTTATTAATATTTTTTGCCTTATATATAATACTATCGTCTTTTTGTATTCCAAATTGTTTATTTAATTTAATATTATTATTCATCAATAAATAATCATAATTTATTTTAGGGTTTTGAAAATAACTAAACAAACTGAAAGCAGGTTTTTCCTGTTTTTTACTAGGTATTAATGTAATACAATTATTAGAACTAAAATTAAGTTCATCATCTAATTCATCACTATAATATAAAGATGATGAACTTCTATTTTTTTCTTTGTCTAATATAAGTTTCAAATCTTTTTTTTGACTATCTGTTAAATTACTATATTCTCCAAAATCCTTTTTTTCTTTCAAATATTCTATATATTTTATTGGTGATTTTTTCTTCATATTTATAATGCGTTGTTCTTCTGGATTCCTAACCTTTTTATCAATTACAGCAACTATATATTTATCCAATTCTTTTTTCTCCATTTCTTCTTTTTTCTTTGCTTCCCTTTCCTTCGCTTTTAATAGTTTTTGTTCTTTTCTTTCTTCTTTTTCCTTTATTTTTAATTTCTTTTCTTCTCTTTGCTTTGCTTTCAATATTTTCTGCTGCCTTCTTTCTTCCTTTTCCTTTTCTTCCAATCTTTTCTGCTGTCTTCTTTCCTCTCTTTCTTTTTCCTTTGCTTCTAATTTCTTCTGCTGTCTTCTTTCCTCTCTTTCTTTTTCCTTTGCTTCCAATTTCTTCTGCTGTCTTCTTTCTTCCTTTTCCTCAGTTTCAGTTGATTCTAATTTCTTTTTATGTTTCTTTTCTTTTTTCTCAGTTGTTGATTCAAATATTTTCTCAGTTTCAGTTGATTCTAATTTCTTTTTATGTTTCTTTTCTTTTTTCTCAGTTGTTAATTCAAATTTTTCGTGCTTTCTTTTTCTAATACCTTCAATATTTTCACAGAAATTATTAAATTTTTTATAAATTATTTTTTCATTTGAATTAAGATGATGAGATGGTGATTTATTATTTTTGCAAAAATTATGAAACATTGATGCAATATTATAATTATAACATTGTTTTTCTAGTTCATTATAAGTAGCAGCACCAATTTTAATTGGTCTATTTGTTTTTGGATTAATAGATTTATTTTCTTTCCATTTAATACATTCATCAATAGAATAAATAGACATTTTTATATTCTAATAACTATTTTTAAAAAAAAATGATAAATGATTATTATAAAAAAATTATAAATAATGTTATGCTATTTACTATATATGAATGTTGATGAAAATAATATTAATAGTTGGGAAAAAACATTGATAAAATCTAAACAACATTCATTATCAAACGCAGAAAAAAGAATGCTTAGTGATTATGGAGTTTCTAATCTCAATGAATACATTACTTTAATTAAATCTAATATTAATGACGAATCTAAAATAACAATGATTATAGATAATTATAATCAAAGAAAAAAAGAACGATTAGAATTGGAAAAGAAGAAAGATAATGATGAGTTAGATAGAATTATTAAGAATAGCATTAAAATTAGTAAAATTGATAATAATATTAGTATAAGATTATTAATCAAAAATGAAAGAGAAAAAGCAATTGAATTATATCAAAAATTTAAAGAATCACCAGAGATTGATGATTATATTGATGATTTCATTCTTAAAAATATAATCTTTGGAATTTTTGAAAAGGAAGAAATGGTAGGGATTGTGATTATTGAATATAATAGAAAATTTATGATAGGAGAAAAAATTCCTACTTTCTATATTCAAGAAATATTCATAGATGATATTTATAGAAGAAGAGGATTTGCAGATTTATTATTTAAATATTGCATATTAATCTGTCCTAATGAATATATTACATTTATGACTCATCCTTCAAATGTTCCAATGATAAATATTGCAAAGAAATATAATTTTAATTTATATGAAAAATCATCTGGTGATGCTAAAAATCCATTATTATATATTAGAATTAATTCTAATATTGATGATGAAATTAAATCTGCTTTTCTTTAAAACATAAAAGAAAATTAAAAAAAGAAATTATTTTTTTTGTTTTTTAAGTCGCGGCAGCAGCAACAGTAGTTGAAGGTGCGATTTTACTTCCAGCAGTTGGGAAATGATGAGAAATTAGGCGTTGAAGAACAAAAAATGTAACCTCTTCTTCCTTATTCATACGAAAGATTTTTTTAAGTTTTTCATCAGGAAGAATTACTCGGCGATTAGTTGGTTTATTTAGATTATGTTCTTTAACATAAGCATTAATATATCGTGTAATATCTGTTCGGGATTTCTCTGTTCCATGTGGAACACCAATAAAATCACAAAGTTCATCAGAGATTTTATTAGGTTTGGCAAAACCAGATGGTGATTTACGAGCATTATCTCTCTTCTTCTGGATTCGTTCAACAACCTTTTTTAGTTTATCGTGTTCTTTTAGAACAGGTTTTAGAGAACTTTGAATATCCTTAACAATTCCCGCTAATGAAGCAATCTTATCAACAAGAACTTTAATTACATCTTCCCCGGTTTCTACTCCATCTTCACTTGCAGAACCTGGAGCAGATGTTGTTGAAGTTGCTGCTGGTTCCTCAACTTTTGAAACAGTTGCTGGTGCAGCTTTTGATGCACGAGTTTTCTTAGCAGCAGGAACAACAACTTCTACTGTAGAAGCAGGTTCAGCAACTTTTGCAGGAGCAGCAGGTTCAGCGACCTTTACAGGGGCAACAGGTTCAACAACTTTCGCGGCAGGTTTAGTTTCTGTTGTGGTATTTTGTTTTTTCGCAGCAGTAGATGGGGCCATATTTTTATATTTCTAATATATATATAAATCTTTATATCAGTTTTTTATTTTAATTGATTAAAGATTCTTAAAATAGTATTTTTATCATCATCATTAATTTTATTCCAATCTTTTTTATCAATTGGGATATAAATAAAATTACATATAAAATTGCCTTTATTAATACCTAAATTAGGTATAATAAATTTATTGGAGAAAGGTTCAATGGTAATTAATAATATTTCTTTATTAAGGAAAACGTGTTCTCTAATATTACCTGTTAAATATTCGGCAGTTGAAATTATCATATCAAAGATAATATCAATAGAATTATCATTATTTTTAATATGATAATAATTTTTATTATCGTTAATAAGATTTAAATTAAATATAATTTCGTGTTCAATGTCATTATCATCAATATAAGTTATTTCAGTTTTAGGGTATTTTTTACAATCTAAATCAATAAAAATTGGTTCAACACAATCACGAAGAAAAATGCGGATTTTTTTCTTATTTTTACTAAAATAATCATTATAATTAATATCTAGATTGAAAGAATGCGTAACAATCTTATTTGATTTCATAATAACATTAATAAAATCTTTGAATAATTTGCTATTAACAATATAATCAAAAGTTTCTTCCCAATTATCGTAATCAATATTTATTTTTTCAAAATCATTATTAATAATTTGATTATAGGCATTAGTGGCATCCGTAAATTCTTTAATTTTTATTTTCTTTTCTTCAATATCAGTAATATTATTTAATTTATCAGGATGAGATTTTAATGCAATTTTTCTATAAGCTTTTTTTACATTCTCAATATTAGAATCGGGACTAATGTTAAGAATTTTATATGGATTTTCTAACATTTATATTTAAAAGTATAAATATTTATATTTTTAAATATAAATACGAATATGAGTAATAATAATTTGGATGAATACATAGATATATGTATAGGTTCAAATGGTTCTCATTATGACGTTTCAAAAGTTATATATGAATTAATAAAAGATAAATTTATTTATAGTGGCAAAAATAATTGGAAATATAATGAAAATAATGAATTTATATTTGATGAGAAACAATCAAAATTGCGACAAGAACTTAAATCAAATGTTATAAATAATTTTATTATGAGAAGTAATTATTGGGATGATAAATCAACGGGGCAAAATGATATTAATATATCATTAAATTATCAATTAAAATCATCTACATTATTACAAATAGCACATAAATTAACCGATGATAAATATATTAATTGTATTATTAAGGAACTAAAACAATTTTTTAATACTATAATAGATGATTGACAAAATTAAAAAGTATGCGTTAGAATTTCTAAATTATAATGAAGAATTTTATAAATATTTAACAACTATTAATAAAATTCTTCATATATCTAAAGATAATATTCATTTCTCCGTTTGTTATAATGAAACTGAACCTATTAATCAAGCAGAATTAACACAACTTAATAAAAATTTAGACAGAATTCATAAATTCGCCAATAATTTCGGGTATATCTTCAATATCTTCCTCGTACTATCACCTTTTAAAAAAGCATTTAAAGAAAACCCCACATTACCCTTAAATACATTTAATACAAATACAGGATTTACATTGATGACTACATCAAAAAATAAATTAATATGTGTAGTAAGAAAGGAGGAATATATTAAAGTTATATATCACGAGATTATTCATCATATTTTATTAATAAATAGTACTTTCAGTAATAGTAATATAAATAAATTAAAAAGTCATTTTAAGATATTAAATAGGAAGGTTGATCCAAATGAGGCAATTATAGAATTTTGGGCGACTATTATGTTTTTAAAAGAATTGAGTTTAGAAACTAATAAAGATTATTATGAATTATTTATGGAAGAATTAAATTATTCTTTATATAAATCATATCAAATTAATAAATTGCAAAAATTAAATGGTGGATATTGGAAAGACGACGATACAAATTTATATTCATATGTCATCTTTAAAACTATTATTATGTATAATATAATTGAATTTAATAAAATTTATACATTCCCATATAATGATGATGTTATTACAGATTTTTTAATTAAAAACTCAAATTTACCATTAAAAACTTGCCGTAATAATAGTAAAAGAAAAATTATGTCATTGTGTTTTATGGTTAATAGCGATTCATAATCTAATCTATTCTAATCGTTTTAAATAGACGAATTGGTCTATATCATTAATCATATCCTCTAAAATACCTTGTAATCCTCCTGCATTTGGTGCTTTATTTAATGCTGTTTTTATTTTTTTTAAGTTTTCTTTCTGTGTATTATAATATGCATTCATATTATCACAATCGCTAGTAGCATTAATATCTACATTAAATATATGTACAGGTTGTTTATCAAATTTTGCTAAATATACTTCAATAAATCTATCACTCTTATCTTGTAATCGTGAATATAATTTATCTAATGCTATATGATGAGAATATTTAGGTGTGCACCAATGAAATAATAGTGTTTGACTTAATAAACCTAAAAAATACCCAGTGTAGCAATCACCGCTCATTCTATACTTATACAAAATATAATTATATTTTTTATAAATAAATAAATATATATAATTATAAAATTAAAGATAATTAATAATGTCAATAGAAGATATTACATATTTGCAGAAAAATAGTATTAAACAGAATTATGTAGTTTTAATTGATAGTAAAAATAGAAATTATGAACTTTATCCTGACCCAAATTATTATGAAATTAATTTTAATGTTCCCTTTAAAAATGTTATAGGGTTTGATATTATTGATACAAGTATCCCTAGAACTATGTATTCAATTGATAAATATAATAATACACTCTATTATTATATTCATACAGATACTGAAAAATCATTTGATGATGTTATTAATGAATTAGCATCAACTGATGTATATGACCCAACATATGATGGTAGATTTAAAGTTTTTACAATGCCTTTTGGTGATTATTCATTATCATCATTTATGGATTTTTTTAATAGTGGTTTTAAATCAAATGTTTATGATACTACTGATAATTCTATTATTTTAGAAGCTTCTGGATTAACTGACCCAATTGATATTTCAGATACTATTCAATTCAAATGTAATTATCCATTTATTTTTAATATGTATGATAGTACATTAGCAGAAACATTAGGATTTCATTTATTAATCAAAGAAGAATATCATAATAAAAGATATGTTTTTAATGAAAAATTATTAAAAAAAATTATTATTGATAATGAAGAAGTTTCAGCTCATTTAAGATTATATATAAGTTTTAATAGTAATCCTTCATCAACTGAACCCGGTATGAAATATAATATTATTGCACCTGGATTAGTTTGCTTCACTGGTGAAAAATATATCATATTGAGATCACCGGAAATTGAAGAACATTCATTCGGTTCATTGGCATATACTAATAATAATTTAGGCATCGCTAAATTTAGAACTAATTCTTTAGGTTTCAATGATGAGAAATTATATGTAACTAAAATTCCAATTAGAGAATTTCATCCAATAGGCAAATTATCAAAAATAACATTTAGATTTGAAACAGCAGAAAAAAAATTATATGATTTTAAAGGTATTAATCATAATATAACATTGGCAATTTGTTATTATGAACCAACATTTAAACCAAAAGAAGATTTTAATTCAATATTAAATCCAAATTATACAAATAATTTTAATAATTATAAATATACAAATGCAGAACAAGAAATTATTAATGAAAGTGATGACGACGAAGATGATATTAATGAAGATGATATAACTGAAAACTATTCACGAGATAATGTAAATGATTATAGAAAAATGGAACAAAAATATAATTATAATTTATGAAAAATTATTTTTAAATTTTTCAACATATGATATTATATTTTCTAAATTTTCACGAGTAAATGTTCCAGCATTTATAAATTTATCCATATCATTTGATGTTATTGAACCCGATGTTAAACCGCTTAATATTTGTCCTTCAAAACCTTCTAATGTATCTATTTTATTATTAAAAGTATCTTCATCCTTATTTTTTGATGGTTCCTCTTCTTTTTTTACATCCTTCTTTTTTGATGGTTCTACTTCCTTTGGTTTTTCTTCTTCTTCGTCATCTTCTATTAATTCTTCTTTTTTAAAGGTTTTATCAGTAAATCGTTCAATTTTTCTATATTTCTTAAATTGACATCCAAATAATACAATAAATAATATTGCTAATACTAAAACAAGAGATAATAAATTAAGTATATTATCATAATATCCCATTCTTTTTTTTACTTATCTGTATTTATTATAAGATATTAAAAAAATATATTAAATGAGTAGAACTGAATAATTATTATGACTGAATTAAATATTGCTTATAACACTACTGATATTATGGGAGAAGATTTATCAAAAAATAATGATGATAATGATTATCAACAACAATCCCAATCTTTACAACAACAACAGATACAACCGCAAATTCAAATTCAACCACAACCTCAACCTATAATACAACCACAAATTCAATCACAACCTCAACCTCAAATAAGTAATTTTTATATGCCACAGCAACAACAACCACAAATAAGAAAACAATATCAACAACCACAAAGAACCCCAGAATATTCATTTTGGGATAGAATGACAATGTCTCGTCCTGATGTTTTTAAATTAATATTATTATCATTTGTAATAGTTTTAGGTATATCAATTGAAAAATTTGCGAGTCATTATATAACATCATATTTATCAGATAATATATTATCACCAATACAGGAATTATTAGTTCGCCTAAGTTACCCGATTTTAATATTCTTATTTATATGGATAATTAAATCATTATAAAATAGATAAAAATGAATATTAAAGATTTATATAAATATATTAAACCATTGATTGATATTTATTTTTATAAATATTTTGGAGAAAAACAAACTTTTATTAATGAAATGATAAGAATTCTTAAAACAAAGGCAAAAGAAGCAGCAACGAAATCAACTGTTGATAAAAATACTTGCGATATTATATATACCGTTTTCTATTTATCATTATTTTTTATATTTTTATTTTTAATAATAGTTATTTTATATCTTATTTATATCAATACTTATTATAGTCTTAATGCTACTTTTGCTAAAATGATTAAAAATCAAATAAGATTAGATGATTTACCTGAATTTAATCAATTGAAAAATATTATTTATATTACTGATAATTTCTCATTTGATATAACTCTTTTGATTTTTATTATTATTATTATCATTATTATCTATTTTGCCTATTATTTCTATTCTACATTAGATATTGAAATAGTATATAATGAATTTAATATATTATTACCATTCCTAATAATAATATTTATAGTAGGAATCGTATATTTTATTTATAATTTTAATTATATGAATTTAGTATCAAGACGTTCAAAGAACTTATTAGAATTGATTTATAAAAATATTAATTTAAATTTTATAAGTAGTCAGGGTATATGTAATTTTATATCTAAAAAAAATAAATTTGATGATTATTTTGTTGCCGGTAAATGTAATGATGTTAAATATAATTTTAATCAAACTAAATTATATAATTATATAACTGACCTTATGAATTCAGCATATAATAAAGATAATACATTAACATTGGAAAAATTTAAAACATTAAAAGATGATAATGGCATTTTATATACTGATAAAATAAGTTCGGCATTTTTTACATTCGTATTAATTAGATATTTTATAGATAATAATTTATTAAATGAAGCAAAAGACCTATTTTCAACATTTAATTTAATTAAACTAAAATTAATGCCACGAATAAATCCAATATTATATTTAAATTATGAATCAATATTATTTACATCTAAAAATGAATTAATTTTTAATAATAATCCTTACATGCAAAAAGCTTTCAATAAAAATAAAGACATCTATAATTATGTCTATAATGATTATTATAATAAAATATCATTAATACAGGAATTAATAGTTGATATTTATAATTTATGTAAATATAAAATGATTTCCGTTTATGATTATTATACATTATTGGGTTTTATAACATTATGTATAATTATTTATTATTTTATTATCAATTATTATAAATTACATAAATAAATTTTTTAAATATATTATATCTTTAAGAATTAATAATAATGAATTTATTAAGTTCCGGTATTGGAAGAACATTAATAGGAAAACTTAGTATTGCTGATAAAATTAATATTGCGACTAAACAAAGAATTTCCCAGGATTCTCTTAATAACCTATTTACATCATTATCGGTAAATGAAATAACAAAACTTTTAAGTAAAAATAATGCTAGTATTGAAATTGACCCATCAATGATTGATAAAATGAAGACCTTTTCGCCTAATATAAATTTTAATAAAGAAAATAAAGAAAAATTTGCTATTATTGCTAAAAAATTAAATATGAGCGATGAAGATATTAATGAAATTAAAGAAAATTTTGGAAAAATTAATAAACCTTTTATAACACTTAATGATATTCAAAATTCATTTAGTGTAACAGAAGATATTTCCCCATCACCTGAAATTCCATCACCAAAACCAAAACCTAAAATTGATAAAGTTGATTTACCTAATATAAGTGATGATGATGTTAGTAATAACGTCGGTATTGTTTATAAAACTATTAAAAACGCAGATAAAGGACATATATTAACAGAAGAAGAAAGATTAAAATATGAAAAATCATTAAGTGAATTAAAAAATTTAGATGATAGTAATCCAAATAAAGAAGAAGTTGAAAAATATTTAGAAAAGATTAAAGATAATATAAATGTTGATGATGTTGGCGGTGTTGAATTGGGCGGCAATAAAACGACAATAATTGATTTTACTAAATATGCATCATTATTTAGATATTGTTTAGTACTTATAATTACTATATGTATAATTATTTATATTATTATAGTAATATTATCTTTTATTAATGTTGTTTATTTATTAATCAAAATTATTAATACAATTATAAGTTTATTCTATAATACAGTCCTAACAAACGAACAAACATTAAGTTATAATGCTAAACAAATCGTTAAATCTACAAATAATAATTTTAAATACGATATATTTAATATTCTCACAGAACAAAAAACAGCATTAACAATATTCAACTCGGTTATATATATCATTTATATCCTAATGGCATATGTTATTATGTATTTATTATGCGTCATATACGTTCAAATGATGAAATATACCCATGTATTAAAAGGTTCGCTGTCTGATATTGATGAAAAATATAAAATATTGCCAATAATTGGTTTATTGTTAATATTTAGCATATTTCATTTATTAATCTATAAATTTATATTTAAAAATATGGCAATTTCAAATTTTAAGGAAATTACTAAATTTGAAACAGATGTAGATGTGAGAATATCTAATATTATAGAAACTAAATATAATAATAATGATGAATGTTCTAAATTCTTTGATTTATTAACAGATACATCAAAACGGAATGAATTAGATACATATTTTTCAAATAAAGTCAAAACAATTAAAGTTGATAATGAAAATAGTATTCGCAAATATCTAATGATGTATAATATCTATATGTATTTTGAAGAATATCTATATATGAATGATGTAATGAAAGAAAAAATTAAAAATTATTTTGGAATAAGTAAGGACGAAAATGGCGATGAAGTTAAACAAGATACGACATTTATAGGATTATTAGATTCAAATGAACGAAAATTATTAAAATTATATCACGAAGATTTACCATTTCATACCCTAATATCAAAAGATTATTTAGAAGATTATCAAAAAGTTAATGAAGAAATATCATTAACTATAAATGCCATTAATAAATATATTATTAAATATACTGGAACATTTTTCCCTTTTCTTATAACCTGTATATATATATTTCTCATTTGTATATATAATATTTATACATTATACATAATATTCAAATTTATCATTTATACAGAAGAAGATGATTATTTTATATCCTTTATATACACATTTTCACATAAATATATAATATACTGTGAAAAGATATATTCATTCTTTTTTAGTAAATAATAGTAGTAAGTGAATAATGTTAATAATAATACCATTAATATTTTTATTATTAATATTGAATAAGATTGATTATATATATAAATTTGAGAATGAAAAATGCGAAAAGATTAAATAATCTAAAATTATTATTTTTTTATAATTTAGAATGAATGAATATTATAAGAAACGATA